AAATCAACCCCGAATTGCCTCTTGATTGCGCCTTTATGCAGGCAGAGGCAAAGCGGGACCACAGCAAGTTCATGATTGAATATGGCGCCAACTTTGCTCGCAACCTTTCTGCCCTTTTAGATGCCGACATTGTTGATGCCGCCGTAGACAAAAAGCGAACAGTGCTTCCTCCAATGCTGGCCTACCAGGGCAAGTACGTGCTAGCGCTTGACCCCGCCCGTGGCGGCGTTGGACGAGATGATTACACAGCTTGCATTGTTCATTTTGAACACGAAATACTGGTCGTAGATAAGTTCCATACTTTCATGGCTGACTTTGAGATCAATGGCAAAAAGGAAGTGAGTATCCAAGCAGTGGAAGATTGGATTAAGGAGCATCACAAAATTTACGGCTTTGCCAGCATTGTCCTTGACCAGTACAACAGTTCCGCCACTATTCAATCCCTTGCGGCCGACTACCCCATCAGCGAACTTGTCTGGTCAGTGAGCAGCAAGATGAAGGCATTTAGCAAAATGAAAGAATTATTTAATGCCGGCCTGATTAATTTGTATAACCATGAGCAGGCAATTAAGCAGCTTAAAAATCTAAGTGTTATTTATAAACAGTCAGGTCAATGGGCAGTGACTGGTGGTAAAGAGCATGGTGTTGATGACTACGCTTTTGCCATGGCTGCTGCAGTATTAGAGGCAAGTAAAGATGATGATATTGAGTGGATTCAAGGCCTCCTGAGGTAAGATGTTGAGTATGATATTTTCGTTTATCTCTTTTTATGGATAGCTTTGAACTCTCTGCTAAAGAAGCTTGGTATATTCATGCTCTTCTTGAATCAAACAAAGAGACAGCTCTGCAATTATTAGCAGCCGACTATTTCTACGAGCCGTCGCTCTTGCCTCGCTTGCGTAAATTTGTTCGCCAAGCAAAGCAGATGAATTACTTGGAATCCGACTAAAATACGTTTATTCGCTTTCCTGATAATGGCTCTTTCCGCCGCGACTGAAGAAGCGTTTAATAATGCCATTGAAGCGGCTTATACGATGGGGGAAGCCGCGTCTGTGTTCGGCCCGCATAGTGACGAACTGGAATTTGCTAACAAAATTTATTGCTACTGGATGGGACAATATTACGTCTCAAAACAAAATGACGATCGAGAGGCATGGTGGGACGACTATTGCCTCCTTGATCCCTTGCATCTCGGCTGCAAGCTTTACGACGTGTGATGGTTGGCATTCTTTTCTATCTTCACAGCCATCGTCACGAAATTTACGTTCCCTTCCATGAGGCCAAGCGAGTAAATCGCCGCCTGCTAGCCGAGGGGGCTGCTGTTTATTGGAGCTGGCGCTGCTAAGCTAAGCGGCAAGCCCCTGTAGCCCAATTGGTAGTAGGCAGCGAATTTAAGCTTCGCACAGTGTCGGTTCGAATCCGACCAGGGGTATTAGCGAGGGAACTTAAGCTCCTTTTTTTGTTGGCTGCAAGCAACTTATGTCTCCTTTGCGATGTTTTAAATCATCATTCCAATGGCGAATAACACCAGCGCAAATGAATAAATTAGTAATCAAATAAGAAGCAAAAATAAAGCTGCGAATGATTGCAATCTTGTCCGATTCATTATTGCAACAACTAGCCTTCTCTCCGAGCGCTTTCGCCCATAGTCTCCAGATTGCGTCTTTCTTCTGCATGAATCCAAGTCTTGAGTTCGTGTAAATAAGTTCGGAGCATTGCCGCTTTGTCTAAATGCCACTTGTCCCTTGTGGCAAAATACAAAGCCATGTGAGCGTCGATGGCCTTAAGGCAATTATGAATGGGAGCGTTCCATGGCTCCCTGATGGGCGTATTAAACGTGCGACGCTCGTCCATTGGCGAAGTACGCCTTTATATTTTCCCACTCTACTGGCGCGAAATCATTCCTTTCTACGCAAGCGTTGAAATAAAAAGGATCTGGTATCTCGTTATGCCTAACAATGTAGCGATGAAGATGACCATGTACATTTCCCTTATACCTTTCGGAAATAAAGGAATCACGATGGAGGGGAATATGACTAAAAATCAAACCGTCCCTATGAAAGCATCCCCTGATGTCCTCAAAATACTTGGCATAGTCCTGCATCTTGAAGATGTCATGGTTGCCTCTCATTAAGATTTTTCTTCCATTGAGCCGCTCCAGCACGCGAAGCCCGCTCCTCGGAATGGCCACGTCTCCAAGATGGTAAACAGTATCTTTTTTGTTTACTTTCTTGTTCCAACGCTCGATTAGCGTTTCGTGCATTTCCTCTAGGGTTTCAAACGGACGCAACCGGATGCCAGCATCGTCCGTGAACTGCAACATCTTCGTGTGTCCGAAGTGAGTGTCGGATGTAATGAAGAGTGCCATGGGGAAATAAAAAAAGCGCCTGGAGGCGACCAACCCCCAGGACTTCTTTGCGAGTCCCATCCTCGCTGGATCCGTCAATGAGGCTAACGGATGCCACCTCTCCGTACTGCCGAAGACACGCACCCAGCCACGTTACGGTCAGAGGGGAGCTGGGAGCTCCTCTGGAACAGTAGCGTCGCCTTCTGGGCTATGTGCCCAACGCGCACGCAACTGTCTCGCCACTATAGTCCTATTCAATGGTGAGGGCAAGAAGCACCACTCCAGTCAGCAAAAGAAGAAAAATCCAAGTCCACGGGTCCATGATCAAATCCTGCCATAGCTAGGAAGGTTCACGTTAGAGGCCTCAAAGAAAGCTGGCATCCGACTGCGTTGTGTTTCCGTCAGTTCCTCGGCTTTGCCTTTCTCGAACAAGTTGTCGCTTTGACGCAGCCAGAAGTCTTTATCAAGCCACTTGTTCTCGCTCTTGCCAAGATTGTCAAAAGCCCATAATGCCGTGGCACGTCGCAGCTTATTTAAAGTTTGTCCAGCTCCTTCTCCAAGCTCCTTTGCTACCAAGCTATGCACACCAACGTGCGTGATTTCATCACGGCTAATGTCAGCAGCTACGGTGCGAATGCCCATGTCGCCATTAAACCTGAAGAACGGCAGTGCCACGAAGAAGATGCTCCGCTCCAGAATGGCAGCCTTCAGAATGGGATGGGCGGGATGATCCTGCCAAGCCTTCAGGATGTTCTTCACTTCACTCTCGGCCTTTTCGTTTACGCCATGGGCAGCCACCACATAATTTAAAGCCTGATCATGCCGCTCTTCGTCCTTCTGGTTATGCTCCAGCGCCTCAACCACCCCAAGCGTGGAAGGAAGATCCCGCTCTAGACCCTCCTGCAGGAAGTCCTTCACTGGCAGCTCCAGATGGCGCAGCGCCAGGAGCGTAAACAAAGTGTCCTCACTGCCCTCAACAAGCCGGCCCCGCTCGACAGCAACTGCCTGCCACGGCCGCTTCTTCGCAATCATTGAGATGTAGGGAGAGTTGTTAACCGTGGCTGTCGTCATGTCTTGATAGTGCAATGGAAAGGAAACCAATGAGACAAAGAAAGGCCGCTAAAGCGGCCCCGTCTATGTGAAAAGAATCACTCAGCACATGCGGCACAGAACCCTGCGTCTACGCTACAAACTGCCGTTGTTTCGGCAATTTCTTCATCGCCAATCCCAAACATTTGCTTGAAATCGTCGTCTAGCGCAGCATAGGCATCGTCCTTGCGTTGCGTGTCTTGTAACACCTGCAGCGAATAGTACAGGCTTGTCTGAGGTGATTCTAGCCAATCCCGAAGGAACGCTTCGTCATAAACAACCACGTCGCTCCATGAATTAAAAGAATAACCATGGAACAGACCAGTAGATTGATAGAGCTGAACGAGCTCATCAGTAACAAGACGATAAGCATCCCACCCCACGTCGCTAGCAGTCTCAACAGGCCCATAGTTAAAGCTTTCAACGCCAAAAGTGCCGCTGTCACGATCAACTTCACGCGCAATGGGAGGGGCAATTTCGGGAGTCGCAGTAAAACCCCGCAAATCTTCATATCGGTAAGAGCATGACGCTGTAGGCGCAATAGCGAACGCCCGCTCCATCCGATGGGAACGAGCAATTTCGGCAGCACCAGCAATGCCATAGTAAATAGCCTTAGCGGCTTTCCCTGCTTTCGTCGCATTATCAAAAAGCTTCCCCTCGTTAAGGCGCTTTAAGGCTAAGCCAAACTCTGCATAAGAAACGCCCTGAATGCTTAAGAAATTGGCGAGGCCAAGTAGACCAAGTCCTACTTGACGATCTTTCTCAGGAGGCAGGTATTCTCCAGTGTCTCCCACTCCAGTACGGCCATGGAGAGAACACAATTCGCTCATGCCTTGAACAAAAGCTTCCTCCACTTCATCAATTTCACACGCGCCCAAATTGATGTGTTGTAACAGACAAGTGCCCCGATGAGGAAGATATACCTCAAGGCAAACATTGGCCCGAATCCGCTCTCCTTGATCGTTGTAGCGGATTTTGTTAAGCCAGAGGTCACCAGCAGAGATGGCACGAAGACAGGCATTAATCAGCTCAGGAGAAGAATAGACAAAGAAATCACTATCAACATTGAGACAACGCTTCACCCACGGGAGCTCAGAGCGCGAAGCATTAACAAACTCCAATGCATCAGCATTCGTATAGTCCAAATGCAAAACAACGGCCCCATTTTTATACAAACCACCCCGTCGCAAAATTTCATTGAGCGTGGAATAGATCTTCCCGAAACTGATCGGGCCTGAAGCCACGAGTCCCTTGCCATTTTCTTCGCCTTTGCTACGAAGGTCCGACAAGTGGACAGCCACTCCAGCACCATTCCGTAGCCCGTGGGATACAAACCGCCACGATGCCTCAATGCCATCTTCTCCCTCCATTGAGTCCTGAACGTTAAAGACAGTGCAGCTCACAGGCAACCGTCCGTCAGGAGCCTCTAACCAACTCTCAACCCTGCCAGTACGAGCAATTTTTTCTTTTTTCGCTTTTTCTTTCAGTTTCATTAGACTCAAAAGCCCGCCACAAGGCGGGCGCGGACAACCCAATCAGCCTAGCTCAGTCACAAAGCTGCTCTTCATCCTCAATGCTTAAATAGTCCTGAGCAAAAAGCCTTGCTTCGTTTTCCGTGCGGAAATAATACGGCTTCCCTCCAATGGCAGCAAACCATTTGAATCCTGGCCTGCTATGGGCAGGCCAAATCTTAATTGGCCCCACGTAAAAAGGAGCCGCTCCAAGATCGAACATAATTTTGCTCCTAACAATGGAGGAGAATATTTACTCTAATGCCCTCTCTTATTTCTCTTTGTAACAACGGCGTCTTTTAATATTTTCTACCAATCGGGATAAAAACCATAAAAGTCTCCTGCTTCAATAGCAACGCTCTCCAGTTCTAGAAAATAACCATCAAGCCTCTTCAGAGAATTCTTGTACAAGGTTTTAATGGGCTGAAGCTGCTTCTTGATCTCAGAAAGAATGCGCGTGTAATAGCGACTATTAGAAACAGAAAGCCTCCATGTGGCAATCATGGTGATCGTCACTTGCTTCTTGTCGTATTTCTCTCCCATTGGAGCTTCATAAAAAGAAATCATACCCCGCTCCTCCCATAGCTCCCTTTCCCATAGAATTCTTAAGAAAATCTGGAGAAAACGAGCATTTTGGGCGAAAAAGGCCTCAAAAGGGGTTGATTTCTATTGACAAACGATATATGATGTGCCTAGGCGCAGCAGAGCCAAGTTTCAGAAGCTTCGCTGAGCCCCGTCGATCGGGAGCCCCTAAGGGCGATCTTCCATAAAGGGGCTCTTTCAACTAGCTTCCTCGATTAAAAGGAGCCGGTCGATAAGAGCCCCCAAAGGGCGAAACGATCTAAAAGGCTCCCTCCCAATCGATTAGCAGCAGTCTTAGCTCCAGTAGCCCTTCTGGCCCATGCTGTGCTTGCAGAGGACTGGCCTAAAAAGCAAATAACAATGGAGAAAGAAAAAGGAAAAGAAAGCAAAAAAGCGCCTTAGGGGCGCTTTTCTCGTAGCAATTAAAAAGCTTCCTCAGCTTCCCATCGTTACACTTTGCGAAAGCTTATTTCGCCTAATGCTACGAAGCTCCCATGCCTCTCCTTCTAAACGCTGTCAACTATGCAATAAAAATAAGCCCCTCATAGCCTTCCCCTCCCAGCCCCGAAATAAAGACAACCTCGACTCTCGCTGTCGTATGTGCATCCGTCAGCACACCTCCCTCCGTAAACGCTTAAAAAAACAATTCCCCCGCCCATCGCCAGGCCCCTGTCCGATTTGCTCAAAATACACTGAACAATGGGTGTTGGATCATTGTCACACCACTGATAAATTTAGAGGCTACATCTGTAGCTCCTGCAACCTTGGACTAGGACACTTCGACGACTCCCCATCGCTAGTGCAAGCAGCTCTTCGATATTTAACCTCGTTTTAGATGAAAAATGGTCTCGCTTTTTAAGAGGGTATCCGCAGCCGAAAAAACAAAAAAACCGCCTGCTACTGCGCCCTGGAGGTTATACTTTGCCACGCTTGACAAAGTATAAAATAGCGGCGCACGGTTAAGGTGAAAAATCCCGACTAAAAAGGTCGGATATTCTCTCACCTAAGCTCAAAGAGAGGCCCACACTACTATAGCATGGGCCAAGCAATGCCGACCTGCTAGTAAGATTCTATGAAAGTTTCGAGCTCTGCAATCAAACAGCGGCGAGTGTAGGAGGAACAGTTATCCTCGGCATCCTTGAGATCGCTTAAGAGCTCGCGGCATTCTGCGAGACTATAAAGATGGCCGACAGAATAGGAAGCGCCGTATTCATCAGTGGCGACAATTGTAAAAGTAGGGTTCAGCATTGAAGGATTGCAAAAGGATGATAAAGAGCCCGCAATTGCGGGCCGTAGGATCACTGAATGCAGAACGCTTTTTTGTCAGCGTCGCTGTAATTAATGCCGTGGGGGAGCTTAAATCGAAGGCCGATAATTGAAGCCTCAGGAGAATCTGATGGGCGAAAATCACTTAGATCGCCATCGCAAACAATCAGCGGCAACCCCATATCTGACAGCGTGCTAGGTGAAATACAAGCGGGCAGGGATTGATTGCGCTTAATGTTAAACGCTGCCGCGATTTTCACGCCGTTTCTATGCGCATCGCGGGCAATTGCAATATTGGCGGAATTCCCCCAGCCGTCAAACGAAAATGTTAGGTGATAGCCTAAGCGCTTGCATTCTGCCCAATTGCGGCGGATTTTAGTGTAATCGTAGAAAATAACGCATCGCCCATTGTCTCGCGAAACAATGTTAAAGAGCTCGAAAATGTTACGCTGACCAATGGGCAAATCGTAGCCAAATTTGCGACGGCAAAAGATAGAAAATTCTGCCGTAACGTAAAAATCTACATTCTCCCACGCAATATCCGACGTACCGTTTAAGCGAACGGCAATGTCGCCGTCGTTTTTATTTAGTTTGTCAAGAATTGCGCAAACGAGAATCAGCGCGAAACGCTTAGGGTCGGCAGCATAGGCTAAGGTGCGGCGGATACGCGCAGCCTGTTTGTTTGTCATGTAAACAGGATTCCCTGCAAAATGCAAGCAAATACGCTTACAATTGCCGGCGCCGGCGCATACGTTAACGCCTGAAATATCGGCAGGGGCAAGGTGCAAAATGTAGGTTTGAATTTCGGATTTTTCAGTTTTAGGATTGACGCTGAGGATATCACGGTGGCTGATTTTGTATTGTTTGGCCATTGATGCCAGATCGACAGGCATTTTGGCGCGAGAGTTTAGAGCGATGGGCATTGTTTTTGTGAGGGTAAAGGGATGGCGAAACAGTAGAAAATCAGAAAAACCTAGGAAGTTGTGGCCCGTTGGCTAGATTTTCAAGCTTGCGCAGAACAGTCTGTTTATCACCACGGCAGAATAAAGAGAGCTGGCGCTGATTAAACGGCAGCTCTACACTGTGCCAGACAAAGTAGAATCGTTGACCGTGCAACATTTCGTAGCGAGTCTCCCAATGCTTGCTAGTGGCACGCGTGAGATAATCACAAGCCTTTTTGACGGTGGAGAATTGATGCATGGTGGCAGAGCGATGGGCGGATGCATCATACATCGGAGAATCGCGCAACGTCCCGCGATAGTGGGCGATTTTTTTTCTGCCCACCTAGTGGCGCCGTTGCGTTGACAGGATGGCCGCGCATACGGTAAGGGCTACTGCCCATCGGCCATGGCCACCGATCAAAGAATGAAACGCGCCCGCGCGCGTACCATGGCGGCCGCCAAACAGTCAAGCGCTGCAACATTCCGTCACACGGCCGCGGCCCACAACGGTATCGTGATATTGCTGTGCCATGCGCTAGCAGTTGTCACATTCCGTCACATAGCGGCAGGTATCACGGAATCGCTCAGAATCGCGCAATTGTCACATTCCGTCACACGGTCCGATAGTACGGTTCAGCGATCGGGAATCTGGAAGTTTGGGCAGAGTAGTGCAGGCGTACCATTGGCGCAGCTTATGGGAGTTATAGGCTCAGCTTATGGTTCAAACGTACTATGTGACAATCAGCGACTGTCACAAGTGCATGCGTACCATCAGCGCAGCTTATGTTACAGATCAGCTCAGCTTATGGTACAAGCGTACCAGACACGGTATCACAGTATCGTTATATGATGATGCCGGCATAGTAGTACAAAAATACTATAGTACAAAAATACTATTGAGAATGATTATCATTTTCGGAAAATCCCCTTAAGCGCTCCAGATAGGCGGCCAGCCGGACCCCAGATAGGCGGCTAGCCGGATCCAAGATAGGCCTTCAGCCGGATCTCAGATAGGCCTTCAGCCGGATCCCGCGTCACCAGAAAGAATAGTTATCAAAGGCCGCATGTTCTGCGGCCTCTTGCGTGTCATACGGCCCGCCAACCACTTGATCATCATTGTCGCTGTAGTAGTACCAGCCTTCGATTAGTTCAGTGCCCTTGCAGACTTCGGCAGAGAAGAAATCAATCAGGATCATGAAAAGCCTCTAGCAAGACCATCGTAAGAGCTAGCACCAGTGCAAGCACAAGAATTGACATTTCCCATTGAAATCACACTTGAAGAATATAGCGGCAGCTAATACAGTCAATTTCTGGCACATCTTCAGGGTCGATGTCATGTACGTCCGTCCAATGATCTGCGCTTAAATGCCACAGTCCCAGATCAACGCATTCCAGGCCTTCTTCCACGTATCGCCTAGCTTCTTTGAAACTGGTTGCCCAATGGAGATGGACTGCGTTGTTTGAGAATACCAAGTGGTATTCATAGCTTTCAAGCTTAAAAAGCTTCAGGGCGGCATCAATGTCGCTTTGGTCAACGACAATGGAGCGGGGAGCTTTAATTAGGGAGATCATGGTTGAGAATGCGGAAATCGGGATCGTTGTGCTCTTTAATCCATCGACATTGAGTCATTTCGCCTAGTTCATTGCGAAAAACAATGAAAATACGATCAGCGAAGGACTGTTCGACAAAGGCAACAGTTGGTTTGGTGCCAATTCTGTTTTTGCCTCTGTTAGAAATGGCTTGAACGAGAATCATGATAAAAGGGGCCGCTTGGGGCGGCCCTGCGAAGGGCTAGAAACCAAACTTGGCTTTGCAGATGGGACCAATGCCCAGTTGCACACTCACAGGGTCAGTGAGGGTGCGACGGCAGCAGGAGCAGCGGCCAGTGAGGCGCCCAAACTGCTGCATGGCCTGCAGGGGCTGCAGAGCAGCGAACATGAGGGCCTTCTCAACGCTCTCGATGGCGCTGCCAAGCTTCCACAGGGCAGCAGTGCCGTCCTGCTCCAGCTTGCCGCAGAGCTCGCCGTTGAACGTAATCCAGAAGCAGGAGCCGCGACCAGCCTTGAGCGTGATTTCCCCAGCGTCACTCTGAAGGCAGAGCACGGGGCGCTTAAGGCCATTGCCCATAGCAGCCTTGAGCACGGCAGCGAGGCCGTCCAGGGCCAGGGCGTCGTCGTTGCGCTTCTGAGCGGCTGGAGCTTTGTTCTCCAGCTTGGCTTTGTGCTCAGTGGCCAGGAACAGCAGCCAGTTGGCTTGTTTGGGGCTCAGGCCCCGTTCTGCTCTTTGCTTGAGCAGGCTGAAGACGAATTCGTTGCGCTCCAGGCGATGGTGGCGCAGGAAGTTGGCTGCTTCAGCCTGGGAGGCGAAGGCGGGCTCAAACTCGATGGTTTCGCCGTTCTTGCGGGTGATGGTGAGCATGGTTGGGAAAGCGAAGGGCAGGGCCGTCTCCGGCCTGGCCCCAATTATGGGGGCAACGCTGGCAGCTTGTCAAGCTTGTCCGAGGAGGCGCTTGGCGTTCTGTTCCAGGTTCCTGATGGCTCGTCTGTCGCTGACAGTGGCTGAGGTGACGAGCATGGCCCCAGAAGGGTGTTTGAAGACGAGGTGTTTGTTGCGTCTGAATAGCGTGAAGCCATAGCGGCCAGCCGCTTCTACGAGCGGCTTGGCCTTCTGAGGCACTTTCATGATTCAGGGGAGAAGGGCTGGCCTTCAACGAGACGACGGAAGCCTTTCATCACGGCATCGAACAGCTCAGCAGACTGTGCATCAGAGCGGAGAAGAGACGATGGGATGCCGCTGAAATTGACGCTTGGCACATAGTAAGCACCATCCAATGTCTCAGGAGAGAGGCGTCCAGGCCTGCCGTAGCCGTCAGTCATGTGGTATTCCATAGCGTCAGCGCAGATGCGCTCGCAGCATGCAAAGCCAATGCGGCGCAGCATCGAAGGATGGGCAATGGCGAAGGCCACCACATCGAAGTCCACATGCTGACCAGCTTCCTTGATCTTCGTCAGAAACTCAAGGCAGCGCCCTTCGTCATAGTCAGTAATGGTAATAGCAGCGCTGAGCTCCACTGAACACTGTCCATTGGCCTCCAGGCTGTCCACCACGCTGAGAATGGCAGTGCCCCAGCGGATGAGTTGCTCCACTGTCCATTGGCAACTGGCTGCCACATCAACAACAAAGCGCAGCACGGGAGCTTTGGCATCCTGCAGGGGATTGGCGCTCCACATGCAGCAGGGATCACCAGCGACGGCCAGAGGCACTTCAGGGCGAGCCCCAGCAACGTCATAGACAAAAGCAGGCACAGAGGCCAGCTCTTTCTTGAGAGCCAGAGTTTCCACGCCTTTCACAAGCTTGGAGCGGCCTTCCTTCCAGCCTCTCTGAACAAAGTTCATGGCATGCTCGTAGGATTCAGTGCCAGTGAATTCAGTACGATCATCGCTGATGATTTGACTCTGCTTTCTTTCCCATCGTGGCTGAGTCATGTCGCCAGCCCAGGTGGCGCATTGGTTGAGGCTGTCGAAGCTGACGCGATGGACGATGGTGTTCTTGTTCTTGCGGTTCTTGCGAACAGAACGCTGGTGCAGGGGAGCGGACATGGTTTTTGAAGCGAAGGGGCCTGTCGCCAGGCATTGAGACAATAGAGGAAAAAGGCCCCTTTGGCAAGGGGCCCAGGAGCATCAGCAGGCGGCAGAGGCGATGCGAGCCTTCGTTTCGGTGTCCAGGCCTTTCCAGACAGTAGCTTCCAGGGCCTCGTCAGTGGAGAAGCCAGCGGCCAGCAGTTTGGCGCCCAGGATGGAGGCACGGGGGCTGACGATGTGGCGCACCTGTTGCTTGGCAATCTCACGGCGGATGCGCTGAATGCGCTTCACCCATTGCTTGTTACCAGCCAGGGCAGTCTCCATTGCCTCGTCGTAATCGAGTTCGATCACGGCAAAGCGGTCCAGGGAAGCAGCATCGAGCTGGTTGCGACCAACGTACTGGCGATCAGCACCACGGCCGAAGGTGTTGGCAGCAGCCACCACTCGGAAGTTGGCATGGCGCTTGGTGGGCTCGATGTCACCAGGGAAGTCGCAATGGCCGTTGGCCAGAGCAGCGTTGAAAGCCATGATCGCCTGCGGCATCGAGGCATCCACTTCATCGAAGAGGAACACGCCGCCGTTCTTGTAAGCCTCGCGGAATGCAGTGGAGACAATGCGGCCCTGAGCATCAACGAAGCCAGAGAGCTTGTATTCGCTGGCAACGGCACCAGTGAAGTAAAAGCGCATTTCCAGGGCCTCGGCCACTTGCTCGCAGAGGGTGGTCTTGCCAGAGCCTGCAGGGCCGACAAGCATCACGGGCACGTCGTTGGCGACGGCCTTGAGAACGGTTTCGTAGCGCTCATGCACCAGCTTGTCGCCCAGCTTCTTCGCGCCATCAGGGGAGACAATGGTGATGGTCTTCTCTGCAGGGCGAACAGAATACTGTTCGATGAGGCTGATGATCTCGTCACGGGAGAGGCCAGGGGCCTGGTCAGCGGTGAGGGCCTGCTCCATGAGCTGCTGCATCTGCTGGAGCACGGCAGCCTTGCCAGAGGGCAGGGCAGCGGGAAGGGCTGGTCGTTCGGTCACAGTGGTGGCGGTGATGGTGATGGGCTCGTCGGCTTGTTCGGCTTTGGGACCAAGGGTGGACTCGCTGCTGGCCACTGCAAATTCGATGAGGCCGTTAAGACCATCGCGCTTGCCGTGGAGAAGCATGGCCTTGAGAGCGCCGCTGCTGACAGTGGCAGTGTCGAAGCGGAGGAGCTTGGCGAAACGGCGGCAGATGGTGCGAACGTCGCCGCTCATGGAACGGATGTAGCCGTTCTCGTCAGGGCTGATGCCGTTGTCGTTAGTGGCCTGGAGGGCCTGGTTGAACAGGATGACGATCTCCTGCTGAACGGGGATGGAGAGGGGGATGGAGAGGATGATGCCGGACATGGTTGGGAAGCGAAGGGCGTCGCCGTCTCTGGCGATGTGCCCAGTATGGGGCCTGGCAAGCCACCATGGCAAGCCTGTCAGGACAGAAAAGGGACAGTCTGCCAACTGGCACACTGTCCCTTAGGGGAGAATCTTCTTGCAAAGGCAGATGAAGGCGACGGCCACTAGGCAGTAGATGCCTGCCAGGGGCAGGGCTTCAAGGAGAGTCACTGGCCCTCCAGCTCGGCGGCAATGGCAAGGAGCTGGTACCTCACTTCATTTTTGTCTGTCCAATCTCCCGAGGGATCCACATCTTTTGGCACCACCTGATCCGCAACAGCTTTCAGGGCGGCGGCGGCAATTACATGGGCGTCGTTGGGGGCCTCCTGTTCGGCAGACCAATAAGCAGAGAAAGCAGCATCCAGCACCGCCTGCGCTTGTGGTGATAATTCAGTCATCGAGTTGCT